CCTCTTATGAAACACCATAGGAACATGTATGTCATAGTCCATTGATATAAAACTGTTTCCACGAATCTGTTTAATCTTTTTGTATGTTGATCTAATTAGACTTGTATAGAATGATGATGGATGTTTGTTTTGAAAGAACTCTAGCTTAGAGTGCAACGTTCCTGAAACAAATGTATAGATCTTTTTTATTGGTTTAGTTACATAGAAGTCATCATTCACCAGGACAAAACGATCAGAGATTTCTTTAGACTCAACAATAGCCTTAAGGTTATTCTTTGCGTTTTCATACTTATCATCACCTTGCTTTACTGGGATGTGGTTGCCAATGTACCAGCTAGGCTTACCACCAACAACCCATATGTTGTCGTGTGGAACGTTAGCCACCATTGATCTGATGGAGTATCTTAACTCTTCGTTATCCCCAGACCTGCAAATATATACTAAATCCATTAAAAATCTTTCTTGTTTAGATTAATTATATCAGAACGAATGTTATAATTATATGGATGGTTAAATCTAAGAAACATCGTCAAGAGTGTGCCAGAGTGGTTGAACAGCTTCATCTGCTTAAAGAGAAGCTTGGATGTCAGGATTGCCGTAACAAGTATCCACACTACGTATTAGAGTTTGATCACCGTCCAGATGAAGTTAAGATAGATAACGTTACTCGTGTCCTCAAAAATTTTGGGGTAGAGATGGCCTGGAAAGAAGTAGCCAAATGCGATGTGGTATGTAGTAATTGCCATAAGGTAAGGACATACACTAGAGAGCATGAAGATGGATATTGAAGAAGAGATTCACAAGATCTTGCTTAGCATTGGTCAAGATATTAAGATACACAAGATAGATGAAGATAACTCAGTAATTGAGATTGACTATTCAACCTATACAGAGAAGTTACTTCGTGTCTTTAGAGACTATTTGATGGATTAGATCGCAGTTACAGCTTAATCTTTTTTCAACCAATTGCTTGTATACAGACCAATAGATGTCGTGATGCTTGCCACATGGACACTTATACCAGAGTAAGACTTCTTTAGTCATTGTCTATGTAGTTACCAGCAACGTGAAAACGATCTACAGTTTGAAGAGTAATTGGGCTATTGTGGTCAAAGATTTCATCCTTTGCCGAGCCTGCTGTGTAAAACAGAAGCATCTGATTTGATCCAGCAGCGACGTGACCAGAGACAGACCACTGATCCCCATTAGAGGTATCGTGCAGACATCCGTTTCTAAACTGGTATCCATACTTAGATACATATGGAAGATTTACATAGTACTGTCCAGTTCCAAAGTTAGTTATGTTATCAAAATCAACCTGGATCTGAAATGATACCAGTGGTCCGTTCTTAACATAAGATCCAGTAAACATTGGTGCACCATTAAATGTTGGTTGTGTGCCACCAACTGTTCCACCCTGAACTACAAATGTAACTTCAGTAGGGACTGTAGCATCCTGGCCATCTGCACCAGTAGGTCCAACTGGTCCTGTAGGTCCAACAGATCCTGTAGATCCAGTAGGTCCAACAGATCCAGTAGGTCCTGTAGGTCCAACTGGTCCACGCTCTCCAGTCTCACCCTGTGGGCCAACGATCTCTCCTGCATCAATCCAGCTACCAAGCTCTTCATTCCAGGAATAGATGTGTGTTCCAACTATGTGTGCATCACCTGGTTCACCAGTTGGGTGCTCTGCAATAAAGTCTTCGTAAGTTTCGTGGGCATCAAGAATTTGAATGCCATAGTTATAGTTAAGTATAGAACTAACTCTAGCCATTATCCCTCCAGGCTGGTCTTGATGACTGCAAGATTGAGTCCGTCAATCTCTCCAATTGCATAAAGAGAATCTTTTCCTGGTAGCTCAAAGCCAATAGATCCATTAGGTGGGATGCGGTATCCGTAATTTGCATTAGTGACACCTTCTCCACCAAGATATACATACTTGGATCCATTGACATTTTGAAGAGTAATGTCCATGCCAGAGTGAATTCCTGGAGGAGTTAGACGTGTAGCGACTGTATCGCTAAGGGTATAAAGATTATGAATAGTAGCCATAATCACTATTATACCACTTATTCTATGCTATACTAGAATAATGAATAATTGTCCAGAGTGTGGTCACGACCTAGTTAATGTAATCTATGGCTATCCAACACCTAAACTAATTGACATGGCAAGATCTGAGGGTATTGCTCTAGGTGGTTGCACTGTTGGCAAAGATATGCCTACACACTATTGCTATGGATGTCAAGAGTCCTACCCAAAGGTAGATGACGCTGGAGACTATGAAGAAGTCTCGCTATTCTCAGACACCAAGTGACATTCGCAATCACAATTGATTAGCGGATCTTTAATAGTCTTAATGCAGGTATCGTGATGACCTGTTATACACCAACCAAATTTACTCATTGAAGTATGACCCCAGTCCTAGCAAGCTTATTAGCTCATGACCCCTTATTTCTATAGAGGTCTTTGCATCTATTTGAATAACATAGATACGATCTGGGTAGATGTGGTAGCGGTATTTGTCTAAGGCCATAAAAACAGTATACACTATTGACAAAGACTTGTCTATCAACTATACTTATAAATATGAAACTACGTAAAAAGGCTGATGAGAACTTAAAGCTTATCCAGCAGAGCTATGACCTGGGCTTTATGCATGGTCTGGAGGCTGGCAAGGTAGAGAAGCACCACGAAATTATCTCTATGCTTACTCATGCCTTAGATAACATTGACTGGACAAGAGAAGAACCTATTCAGGTTAGAGACATTGTGCCTATGGTTAAGAATCACATCCCAAAGGCAGAGGAGGATGTATGGCAGTAATCAGAAACTACTTAAGCTCATGGACAGAAGGTTTTCGTGAGCGTCTAGCATGGAAGATCTTTCCTGAGATAGATATGTATCTTGAGATAGTTAAGCGAATAGCTGAGATGGATGAGAATGATCGTTGCGTCAAGGCATTGCAGGATGCTGACTCAGCCTGTGAAGGTTGGGCGGTAGAGACAATCAGGATTAAGTACACCAGCCTAGAGAGCATGTATAGACAGCTGAAGGAAGAAGGCTTTGATGAGCCACCTTTCTAATAGACTATTGACAAACAGGCCATCAACCTATATACTTAATACATGGCACAACTACTAAGAGCAAATAAACCAACTACCCTAGTATGTACAGGCAACCTAGACCATGAGATGGAATGGGACAGCGATGACATGCTATTCCTCGTAGAGTATGACGAAAAGATACTCAAAGAGCTGGAGCGTGATGGCTATCGCATGCACCCACTGGTCCCAGAGATCATTGTATGGGGCAAGCAGCTGGACTTCCAGACTACATACATTGCACGTAAAGAAGACTTTGATGAATTGGAGATGTTTTGATTAAGATAGAAGCTGGAGTATTGGTACTTGATGCTCCTATTAGTAAAGAAGATGCTGATGCAGTCAATAAGTTTATTAAGCTTGCTAGAGAGCAAGAGCGAGAACGCATCATTGCCTTGTTCCATGAAGTATCTGGACACAATGGGCAGACCCACTATGAGGGATCTAAGTGTTGGTTCTGTGATGCAGTGAATGCTGTTGAGAACCAGGACCCACACCCACCTAAGCGTTTTAGAGATATCTCCAACGGAGAATAAAGTTCGGCGATAAAAGCTCGGCGGTATATAGAGCAACCAAACCCAACATAGGTATTGACAATACTCTATGGGTTAGGTATACTAGGTATATGAATAAACTACAAGAAAACTTAATCTCTATTGATCTAACAGAAGAAGTAGCTGCAAGACGACAAGCAAGCAGATCTCACTTTATGTACAAAGATGGAGTGCGAGAAGCCACTAAAGATGCTATGGAATACCTAGAGGCAAATGGCCTTATCTGTACTAGGGACACATCTAAGAGACCTAGCAAGAGCCATGTCCCATGTCTAGCAGATAAAGATGGTGAGTTTGGTGTGAAGTGTGCTGATCTAAAGACATACCTAAAGGATATGTACTACACAGGAAAGACCAAATTCTTCGTTGAGTAAAGAATACATTAGGCATAGGCAAGAACCTGAGCATGGCACTAGATCTGGATACGACTGGCACAGACGAGTAAAGAATGAACTGCCATGTGATCCATGTAGAGAGTTTGAAGCAGCCTACTGGAGACGTATGAGGATAGAACGTAAAGAAGCTATCCAAGCTAATGCTAAGAGACGTAGATTTACTGTAGCAGGAGCTACCAGAGAGAACCGTAGACGTGCTATCAAATTTGGGGTAGATACTGAATGGTATTCTCCACAACAGGTATTAGATACCTATGGTACAGATTGCCACATATGTAATAAGCCTATTGATCTTAATGCACCAAGACAAGCTGGTAAGCCTGGATGGGAGAATGGATTACAGATAGACCATGTACATCCATTATCAAAGGGAGGTTCAGATACAATGGATAACCTAAGACCATCACATGGCTACTGTAATAACATCAAGAATGCATCAATAGACTATAGCCATAAATTTTTGGGGAATCAAGAATGATATCCGTAATCCCTAGTATAAGATACACCTAGTAGAAAGAATACCCTATGGAACAATACATTGGTTTGATTGTTTTAGGCATAGCTGTTGTATGGCTTGCTTGGTTAAATAGATAGTTATTAACATAGTTATCCACATATCAACATCTCCTGATATCCTCCATATCAAGACATAACCCCCATCTGTATGATCTAATACCCCCAGACATTTAAACCTCTCTACAAGGCTTCTATGGCTTATTAGAGTATGTTCTGATGGTGTTTGTTAGCTTAAATATCTTACTGAGTTATACACAGGATGTTAATAAGTGGATGGAAGTGGAGATTAGTGGAGAATAGAACACCTCTTACCATAAACGTAATCATTTGTCAAGCCCCAAACCACCATATCCAAACATTGTTATCAAATATTTATATCCCAGCTATTCCCAAATAGGCCATATTTTTATAACAAAATGATAACAAACTATATACTTATTTAAACAAACATACATAAATATATATAAAACATATAGACTTTCTGGGATTTTTTAATGTTCTTCGTAATCCCATATCTGCCTATGTGTTATTACTTATACTAGGGGGATTTGGTATCAAGAATGATCCATTTATACCCTGGCCTTTGGCCACCAGCTTTGCTGGGGTAGATAAAGCTATACCCATTATCCCTATAGGTAGTAATAACACATACAAACTTCCAGGATTTTTCTGATCTCATCGTAATGTCTTATATGCAAAACAAATTTGTTTTTGATATACAAATGTTTGGACATTCGGGGAAATATATTATACCTTCGTAATGTCTTTTTGTCAATATGGTTTGATAACAATTTGATAACAGACATTCGAGCACAAAAATAGGACCCTGTCAAGGATCCCATCTCTGTTAGCTTATTTAGACAGTAAGGCCTAAGTCATTATCCAAATACTCATAGGCAACTAGGTCGTCATACAAGTTTATTAGATTAGATAAGGCTTGGCTGGATAGACTGTCTTGGTCAATAGTCCCAAAGTGAATCAGGTTTGCTATCTGTAAATCTGTATTGACCTCAAACAAGATGTATTCATACTGTTCATAAGTATACTTGTCTTGTTTATCTACCCAGTAATCTACCTCAACTGCGTATTGTAGTTCATACATAGACTTTGCTATGGCTTTGATGTCTTTGCTACTTAGTGTGTCTTTTATCATACTACTACCTTACCATACCCCTCTGACATTTACAATCCCCCTAGGATGTCATCCATAGTTTCATACCCTGCGTCTTCAGCAATGTCTAGTCCAGCAAGCAAGAGACTGAATGCCTCCTCAATGAAACGCTGAGCCATCTCTGTTGATTTGACAATCTCACTATCAATGGCATAGGCAAGTGGTAGCCCTAGGTCATTATACTCAATGAAGTCTTGGAACTGTTCGTCGTTGCGATAGGTCATCCATAGGTCTGCTAGGATAGCACACTTGTTAGTATAGGTCGTTTCTTCCATTATTTTCCTGTTCCTCAACTGCTGATTCTGCTACTAGCATTAGGCGGTTATACATTGTTGTTGGTCTGATTCTGGCAATCTCAATTCCCACTCTGTCTAAATCAAGTGATACGCTGTCTAGTAGTTTGGTTATCTTTACTGCTGTCTTTTGTTCCTCTGTTAGTGCGTGCTTTCTCATTTTATACCTCAACTCATTATAGCAAAAATAAGAGGGGAGAGCAAGAGTGAAAGTAGGAAATGTCTCTCGCTCTGCCCCTCTAAGATATGATGGTACCCCTACCAACCATACCCTTTTCATATGGTACCCCTACCATATGTATTCCATGGAGTAGTCTCAACATGGAAGTTTATTTAATTAGAACAAGGTCTCATCCTTGTACTTAGGCAATGACTGCAGAATGCTTAGCAGTTCTGGAAGTAACTTGCCTTTGTAGTCAGCCATGAATCCCCACATACCATACCAAGAGTCATCGTCAGTGAAGTAACCTCCTGTACCAAGCTGGAGCAGGTCCCTCTGGTTATCAGTAATCATGAATGGGCCAGCAACATGCATCTGGTCTCTATCTAGATACTCATAGATGTCAACGTACCATTGGTCAGTGTACTCATACTCACCTTCGTCGTTCTCTTCTTCTAGGTGATAGATGTTTAGGTCATAGTCTATTAGCCTGCCAAGGGCTGTATCAAGATCTGGAATCGCCATTAGTACCACGGCCCTTCTTCAGTAATGTCATGGTCTTCACAACCACAGCAGTTCAAACAATACTCTTGCTGGCCGTCGCACATAAAGGTGTCGCCAACCCATTCACCATCTGGTGTATACTCAGTCTCACAGTCCGCACATACTACGTCTGGGTTTAGAATCTCAACTGACAATTGGTGCGTCCTCTCCATAGATGTCCTTCAATGCTACCACAGAGTCACAGTCAATGTCAATCATACCCTCGTCGCAATCTGGGCAGTCAGGGTTAGGGTCACCATCCCAAGTTAGAACACCATCAGTCTCTTCATCTACGCAGTCACACTGGCGGTATACCCAAGTAGGAACTTCAGTGTACTCATCTTCCCAAGGATTCTCAGTGATGTAGTACTGAATGCGATTCACATAGTGATACCCAGCAACAAGGTAAGTACCGCTATCTCCGTCAACCTCTGTCCAAATGAACTTAGGGTCAGTTGTACGTACAATCTCCTGCTCATCACCATAGGTTTCAAAAGCAATGGCTGTAGGGTCAGTACTAAACTTATTATTGATTGGCTTGAATGTATCTACCCAAGATGAGTATGTATAGAACTTAGACATTGGGGGGTTCCTATCTTAGAAGTGGAAGTCTACAGGTATAAGATACCATGAATCGTCTACGCTGTCAAGCATAAACTTAGGATTGGTTGACCAGTTTGTGATGTCATAGAAGTATGAGTTGAAGTCCCATTGACCCTGCAACATATCAATCATCTTGGCTAGGGGGTAAAGGCTGAATGAATATTCAGTGATTCCATTATACTTATCTAGCTCATTAGAGATATCAGTGTTGTTCTCGTCGTAAGATTTGCGGTAGGTATTGAACTCTGATACACGTGATTCAACACAGTCACTAACAGTCTTAGTAAACAGTTCTGGATTCTCACCATATGAGATAACCATAGAATGGTCCTTCTCTTCATACTGGCTATCAGGGTTGTGATGATAACGTCCACCACCTACTACATACCAGTCAGACCAGCCACCAAGACCTTCTGATTCTGAATACATTGATTCAAAGGTAGACTTGACACTGTCAAAGGCTTCTTCCTTACAGGTATCAATATCTTCTAGGTCAAAGTCTTTTTGTTTTACTGCTATCCATTGCAAGACGTGCATGGGGTTCCTTACTTTTGGGGTGTATATCTATTATGCCATAGGGGCTAGGCGTTTGTCAAGCTTTTTTCAAAACTTTCTACATAATCTTCCACCATTGGAAGGGCATTGATAGAGTGCTCAATAGTCATACCATTGTACTTACTAATAAACTTATTAGTCTGTAGGTCAATCTCATAGTACCCTTCACAGAATAGGTCATCCGCTGCAAAGTCAATAGAGTTTACCAATGGTACATTCATCTTGTCACGAATGATCTCAAGAATCTGCCATCCCACATCCCTGGTGAGCGAAGGGTATGCCTCTTTGAAAGCCTCATCACCTACACGGTTAGAAACCTCGTTATAAATCTTATCTACGTAATCATCTGAAACAAAACGAACAGAGTGAAGGCCAGCCTTTAGGTAGTCAACATTCTGTGAATCAGATAGGAAGCCAATGATTCCTGCTCCTGTGTAAGATGGATAGCCATCCCATTGTCCATACTGGGCTACTACAACTTCACCCTCTGTGTCTTTTACTACTGTTAGATTGCGTGTACCCATTAGAATTCCTACTTTCTATTTGATAATTAATTATCTCAAAATTCTGGGAAAAAGTCAAGCATCTCTTAATACTATTTTTAAGCTTGACAATCCTGTTTAGATGTGATCGGCCACAGCCTACCCCCAGATGTCAAGTCCAGGGATAGGCGTGTCGTTTATTGTTATGCCATTACAGTTTGGCGAACAATCTTCATTAGGCGATTCTTCTCAGCGTTGATTACTGGGTCAAAGCCTGAAGCAGAAGCATAAATGCTTTCGTTGTTTCCGCCACGTGAGTTGCGATACCAGTCTAGGCGTTCAGTTAGAGCGTTGAAAGCACCCCAAGCAGTTCCGCTAATGGTGTTGTTGTAGTCACCAACATAGATAGACTGAAGCAGGTCAATCTTGCCATCGTGTTTCTTTTGTGAACCCTTAGCGTCCTTAGCAGGGGCAGGGTAGGCAAGAGCAACAATGTCGTCAAACTGAGCCTTAGTGATTTCAGTTTCAATCATAGCGTTAGCAATAGAAGAGAACTCGTCAATGTATTTGTGAGCAAGTCCAAGAGCCTCACGTGCCACAGCGATTTTGCCTTCTGCGGTCTGGGTATGGCGAATCTTGAAAGTTTGCTTGACATCTTTCTTGCCATTCACAGCAGACAAAGCCAAGTTTAGAGTGTTAGCACAGACAACACGAACAGGTGTGATAGAAGCCTGAATAGCAACAGAACCATCGTGAGAGGTGTTGATTAGCAGGTAGTTGTCAATCTTGTCAGCACGTCCGTTAGGGTCAAGTGTGATTCCGTCAGTCAATGCGATAGAGCCAAAGACAACACGACCACCCTTGATAGAGCCAGCAGTTTCCCAACGTCCACCACCGTCTAGCAGGTTGTCACCAAAACTAAATAGGTCTTCATTCTGAAGAGGAACATAACGTTCACCAACAACACCAAGAACATCATTAGTGTTGCGGTCAAATGGGTTCGTGCGTGTCACGAATGAGTAGCCCTTGTCTGAAGCAAAGCCATCAGGGATAGCAACATCTTCTAGGCGAACATTCCAGTTGTCAAGGTGAGCCAACGCCAACATCTCGTTAGTGTTTACCTCGTCCTCAAATACTGTGCCAAGGTTGTGCCAAGCAGGCTGTCGCAATGAAGCGAAAGCAGTCTGACCGTTTACGGTTTCCAAATCGTGAGCCATAGGGAGCCAACTTTCTTTTAGGGGATTTCTGAGTGATAAGTCTATTTTACAGGGAACCACTGACATTGTCAAGGTTATTTAGCATATTTCTGGAAAAATAATTAATCTTTCTTAAAGGGTTGACAAAGGATCTTTGATCTGGTCGGTCCCCAAAGGGGAGCAGTTGTCAAGCTTGCTCAGGCCTTTAGTACCCCTACTAAACTTCGTTGCTCCAAAGGATATCAGAACTGTAGTCAAGCACCTCATAGTCTCCAGACTTCACTTCAAAGTCTAGGTCCCAATCAAAGTTGCTCTTGTCAATCTCTTCACCTAGGGCATATTCAAGTTCTACTTGGAAAGTCACGTTGACTTCGAAAGTCTTGCTTGCACGTGTGTCAATATCAAGATTACGCATGACTGCAAGTAGTGTGTCTTCATCGTAGCCACCGTCCTTGTATAGGTCATAGACAACAGTCTTTACACGCTCAGCATACTGAATGCCACGGTCCTGTAGCAGTTTGAAATCATTGCGAAGACTGTCAACGTTGTCCTGCTTTGCCTGCACTTCTTGCTCAAGTAGTTCAATGCGTGTCTTTAGTGTCTCTAGTACTGGGTGCATGCTCTCGTTCATTTCTTCCACCATTTCTTTTTGTTGTAAGCGTTCAATGCATCTATTCTATCAATAACCTCTGACAATAAGTCACGGTAGTGGCCAGAGCGTAAGTCTTGATTATAACTATCCATGTAGTCTTTGTGAAACTCTTCGCTCCACTCTTCAAGAATCCTACTCAGTTGTTTCTTCGTCATCTTCTTCTTCAACTTCTTCAACGGTAATGGAATCAACGTTTAGATAAGTTATGTCATTATCCATAGTGTCTCCCCAACTAGTCCAAGCCTTTTGCTCTGCGTCTTCCTTGCTATCTGCTTCAATCTCTCCAGCAAACTCAATCATCATCTCTACATAGTATCTAGGCATTAGTTGAACCTCATCATCTCGTTTTGTAGCCAGTCATCAAAATCATTCTGGCAGTCGTGGCATAGGGGGTGAACTGAATCTACAGGGTCATAGTCTAGTTCTTGGGGGCACTTATAACATTTATTCATAGTCTCAATTATAGGGGTAGGGTCTGACATTTAGCAATCTCCATCACTGTAAACTTCAAGGGGCACACCAAGACGACCAAGAACAG